CACGTTCGCCGCCGTGTAGACGTAGACCGGATCGGACGGCATGTCCGCGGAAGCAACCACCGCGCCCGGGCCCCAGTACGAAATGCCGCGGAACACGCTGGCGATATCCTGCAGCACCTTGTACGCGTCGGCCGCCGACTGGATCACACAGTTGCACGTGAAGCGCGGCTCGACACCGCCCCTTCCATCCGACACCATGACATCGCAATAGCGCGCGATCTCGTACAGCCCCCACTTGTCGATCATCGACGCGTCGACAGTCCTACCGAGCCCGTAGCGGTCATTCAGCAGCAGGTCGTAGAAAATCCACGCCGGGTTGTTCGACCAGGCTGGCTTGAATGTCCCGTCCCATGCCCCCGAATACGTGCGCGTCTCGGGATCGTAGTTCGACGGCACCCGAACGATCAGGCCGCGAATGTGGTACGACCGCACCGGCACCTGCGAAAACGATCGGGCATCGAACGTCATGCCAACGAGCGCCGTCAGGGGATACCGCAGCTTGCGATCGATCACCTCCGTGATCGCTTCGATATTCACCGTATCCGCGATCAGCGCGCTGTGTGCGTTCGGCGTGATGCGTCGCACGCGGACCAACCAGCCGGTTGAGGCGCGCGGCAACTCGATCCGGTGCGAGCGCTCGTAAAGCGATGTCGTTTTGCCGTCGAATGCCAACGACAGAACCTGCGCGTACGAGCCACCGTCGACCGACAGATCGATCGCGTACTCGACCCGGTAGCCGAACACGCCGGTCGCGGGATCACTCTTTTGCAGCGCAGGTAAACCGAATCGAATCCGGCTCGCCGTGAGCTGCGTATTTTGAATCTGCCGCACCCACGGCGCATCAGACGTCAGCGGCACACCAACAGCCGATTCGCGTTCAACCGCCGGAAAGCCCGGCATGAACTCCTGATCGAGCGTGCCCGTGCGAACGTCGACGCTGTAATTCTGGAAATTGACCGAACCGTCGGAGTTCTGAATAGGCGTGCCATCGAGAAAAACCGACTGCATACCCTTCACCAGACCGACGATCGGCCCCTCGGAAATGACGTCGAGCACCTTCGCGCGCGCGATGGAATGCAAGTTGTCCGGCGATTCACCGCCGCCACTACCGCCACCGCCGCCACCCTTCGCGCCGCTGATACGCTTCGGCCCGGACTCCGCGTAGATCTTTTTCACACCTGATCCTCTGTGTAGATGCCCGAGCTGACGACCTTCGACCCGACGACCATCTCGCCGTACACGAGCGGCGCCGGCTCGCCCTGAGCGGCACTGTTCACCGCTCCGTTGAAGTAGTACGAGGTGCCATTGTCGGCCGCACCGGCGAGCCCGGCCTGCTGCGGGCTCAACATCTGCGTGATGCCGCCGAGCGCCATCGAAACACCCAGACCGATCAGCGTCGGCTGGCTGAACACGAAGCCGGCCACGGCCAGCGCCGCACCGAGAATCGTCTGGAACAGACCGCCACTCTTACTGCCGATGATCACCGGTGCAATTCGGATCGCGTCGTCGCCGACCGGCGCACCGAGATCGTCCCCGGTCAGGTTGCGGCGTCCGTTAAACACCGCAAACGTCAGCCCGTTGTCGCGGGCGTCGAGCAGGAATTTGCGAAAGCCCGGGATCAGGACCGAAAGCGCGTGCACGGCCTCCGCGGTCGACGAGACGGCCAGCCGATGCACCCGGCCGAATCGCACGCCAGCGATCCCGTAAAGCCTCACCTCGCGAAGCCTTTCCGTCACTTCGCACCCCCTACGTGCCGCAGCACAGTGGTGCAGCTGTCCCGCCACATCGAGCCCCACACGGCGCGACACGACAGGCGTCCGTACATGTGATGCGCGAACATGCCATCGCCGAGATACACGCCCGAATGGTTCGGCACGCCGTTTTTGCTACGGACCTGCATCAGCAGCACGTCGCCCGGCTCCAGCTGCGCATCGCGGCCCATGTCGAGAAAGCCCGCGTCCTGGTAGTGCGCGATGTACAGGTTCGAATATCCGTCGGCCCACCACCCATCCTTGCGCTCGAAATCCGGTAGCGCGATCCCACGCTCGGCGAGATACCAATCGCGCACCAGCGAATAGCAGTCGAGCACGCCGTGCACGTATTCCCGCCCGTACAACGGCGCGACGTACCCGCTCGGCCCGAACTCGAACCAGTTGTCGACGCCGATCGAGCCGTCGACCTGCACGCCGAGCGAGACAATCACCCACAGCGGGATGCCGGCGCGCTCACACATCGCGCGATCGCCCATGCTCGGCTGCGCCGTCCCGTTCGGATGCGAATGCACCATCGCGAGGACTTCGCCCATATCCTCCGCGTCTGCGTAATCCTCCGGCGCCAGCCCGAATCGCTCGGTAGGTGCCGACGCGATATTGCGGCCAGGCACATAGAGATCTCCCGATGCGGTTTCCACGATCAGCCCGCAGCACTCGCGCGGATACTCGGCGAGCGCGTGCGCCGCGATCGCTTGCTTGATTCGTTCATCCATAAAAAAACCCGCCGATTGGCGGGTCCATGAAGAGAGGTTGATCGACGGGCTAGGCGAGCGTGTCGCACAAAAATCCGCCATACGGCAGCGGATTGTTCACGCCGAACCGGCATTCGCACCCGCTGATTTTCTGGCTACAGCGATCGAGAGCCGGATCGCTAATCGGCTTGTCGCTCTTGTCGAAATACACCATGCCGACATAGCCGCACTCGGGCCCACGATAGCGCCACTGGCACATGCCGACGATCTGGCGCGCCGGCACCTGCTGGCCGCCGAAATCGAGCGGCGACGAAAGCGTGAACTCGACCTGCAGCCCAGGCTGCTCATCGCTCTTCTGCTCGATGCGCCACTGCTCGACGGGCCATTGCTCGTTCGGGTCCGCGGTCGGGTTGCCGTCGGGGAAATTCACCGCGTCGAGATACTTCGCCAGCGTGCGCCGGCGGAACACCTTCGCGCCGACCAGATCGTCGAGCGCGACACACAGCGCCGTGATCGTGCCGTTGATGTCTCCGACGGTGAGCGTCGGCGCCGGCTGCCGAGCGTCCGACGTCCGCTCGAAGCCGGCCGCCCGGATCGGCCAAGGCTTGTATTCCAGCCCCTGCCACACGATCGACGTCGACTGCAGATGCCCGTGAAAGCGCAACACGTCCCCGTTAATCCCGGTGCAATCGACCTCGAACACCTCGATCCGCCGACCGGGTTCCAGTTGCTGAATATCGCCCGTTATCGTCATGCAGTCACCGTGGCTTCGAGCGCTATCACCCGTTCCGAAAGAGTTTTAACGGCCTCAATCAGCGGGCCTACGAGCTTGGCGTAGTCAACTGCCAAGTGCCCCTCCGCGTCGATTACGTTGACGACTTCCGGGAACACGGCCTGGACATCTTGTGCGACGACGCCGATATTCGGAGCGCCGGTATGCGCGTCGGCGTAGTAGACACCCGCCAACTTGAGCACTTTCTCCAACCCATCCGTGAGCGGGCGAATTTCTTTCTTGAATGCCCTGTCTGATGCGATATTGAAAGCGGACGCCGCGACCTTCCCCCACTGAGTCGCGTCTACATTTACTACATCCAACTGCATGTTCACAGAACAGCGCATTTGTGCGGCCGCTGTCCAGTTGAAACTCGCGAGACCGATGCGCGCGTCAGCCCCCAACGCGTTTACCACGAAGCCAGCTTGCGAAACATCCCCACTGGCCGGCGCGCGCATGACAGCGACGCGTGACGAGAAATCCGCGCCAGTCAACTTGGCGTAATCTGCCGGATTGAAGTTTCCGTTATCCCACGGCACGTTTTTTCCAAAGTACGGCCTGCCAGAGAACGTCGGCGTGCCGCCCAGGTATCCAAGCGACGCTTCTTGCGAGTACAGCGATGCCCCGCCGGCGCGTTCCAGCTTGATCCGACGAAATGCAACGCCATATGCGGCGATGTTGGGTGCGGCGTCCGCGACCTTGCTAACACGTACGGATACCGTTCCATCCGGTGTCGTCCCTGTGGCTGTTCGAAAGGTATAGCCCTGCTTGGTCGTGTTAGCAACCGTTCCAGCGACCGTCCCAATAAACGACCCATCAGACCTGAACGCCTCGCACTTCACATAGGCCCGACCTGAGTTAGGCCCCAAGGCTGAAATTTCCGCC